GAGCCCGATGCCGTGCACTCGTCGAAGCGACCCTCAACCCACCAACACCCACCATCAACGTCACCTGGTGACCAACACGGGGGGGTGGGGTAGCACCCCCACCCACCAAACCACGGCGGGAGAGCCCGCCCTCCCGTTTTCTCTCTCCCGCATTCGTGCAGGTCAGAGGGTTGCCGGTAGCGGTCATGCGTGTTGACCAGCGCAGATGCCCCTTCTGGGCTGGGGTCTCGGGGTGTTCGGCTGTGGTCGGAATCGGTCGCGGTTAAGGATTCGTGGTCGCCCGGTGAGCGGGTGTTGCTCGAAGAGGCCTGCCGGATCGTTGACCGGTTGGACCGGTTCGATGCGCTGATCTCCGGCGACATGACGGCGTGGTTGTCGATCGACTGGCCTTTCGGGGATTCGCCGGCCGCACTGGTCATCAACTCGGTCGTCGGTGAGGCCCGGTCATCGGCTGCGGAGCTCCGGCAGATCGTCAAGCAGTTGGCGCTTCCGGCTAGCGAGGCTGAGGTCAAGCCGAAGTCGAAGCTCGAGTTGCTCCGTGGGTCGAAGGGCGCATGACCACGCTGACGGCGGCACCGCCCCGGTTCCGGCACGTTCCCCTGCACTTCTCGACCGAGGGCAGGGACGCGATCGACCTCGCCGCTCATGCCGGTCTCCACCTGGACGATTGGCAGCAGGACGTCATCGAAGGGTCGATGTCACGCAACGCCCGTGGCAAGTGGGCGGCGACCGAGGTCGGGTTGATCGTCCCCCGCCAGAACGGCAAGGGCGGCATCCTCGAGGCCCGCCAGCTCCACGGGCTGTACCTCAACAAGCGGGACCGGTTGCAGACGCACACGGCGCACCGGTTCGACACCTGCCTCGACCACTTCGCCCGGGTGTGCCGGCTGATCGAAGACACCCCCGACCTGCTCGCCGACGTGGCCGATAACGGACGCGGGGTGAACGGTCGCCCATCAGGCATCAAGGACTCGAACGGCAAAGAGTCAATCAAGCTGCGTGACGGTTCCGAGCTCCGGTTCAAGACCCGGGTCAAAGGCTCTGGTCGTGGCGCCTCCGGCGATGCGGTCTACTTCGACGAGGCCTACTACCTACTCGACCTCGGCTCGCTGATCCCATCGCTGTCGGCCCGCATCGACCCGCAGGTCTGGTACACGTCGTCGGCCCCGCTCCCGCAGGTCGAGTCCGACCGGCTCCGCCGGCTGGTTCGCCGTGGACGCAGCTTGCAGGCCGCAGCATGAGCGACCCGGACATCGGCGGGACGCTCGCCTACTGGGAATGGTCCGCGCCGGCCGGTTCCGACATCGACGACATCGAAGCGGTGCGCGCCGCCAACCCCGCCTTCGGGACACGCATCAACGAAGACTTCCTCTCCGTCGAACGTGCCGCCCTCGACGATGACGAGTACGCCCGGGAACGGCTCGGGATCTTCCCCGACGGCGACGACGCCCCGCAGTGGGAGATCATCCCCGAACCGGTCTGGGCCGCAGCTGAATCACTCGAGGGTTCCGACGAGGGGTGGATGATCGGTCCGGCATCGATCGGCATCGAGATGCCCCCCACCCGCGAAATGGTGTCCATAGCTTCCGCTGGCGGCTGCCGTGAGGGAGGCGAGGCGATCGACCTCGTAGCCGTGATCCCCGTGGACGAGGTCATCGACCTTCTCGTGGCGCTCACCACCAACGATGACCATCCCGTCCGGCACGTTGTGGTCGACCCGACGGGCCCCGCTGGCGCCCTGATCCCCGATCTCGAAGAGGCCGGGGTGGCTGTGCAGCCCTGCAAGTACGCAGACCTCAAGGTCGCGACCGGCGACTTCTACGACGGAATGAAAGCCGGCGAGATCCACCACCGCTCACGCCCCGTACTCACCGAGGCCGTTTCCAGGGCAGCGAAGCGAACCGCCGGGGACACCTGGCTCATCAACCGCCGAACCCCGCACGACCCGTCGCCGCTCGGTGCTTGTGTCCTCGCACGGTGGGGTCATCGCCAGCCTGTCGAAACGAAGAAGACCTACAAGGCCGGCGGGTTCCGCTGACGACTCACGAAGGGGTGACTGAATGATCGAACTCACCCCTGAGCAGTGGCGCGACAAGCTCCTCGTCGATCTTCGCGGCCGTCGCGCCGTGATCGACCTGAACTACCGGTACTACCGCGGCGACCACCCTCTGCCGTGGGCGCCCGCGGAAGTCGGTGACGCCTACCGGTCGTTTCTCAAGATGGCCCGGTCGAACTGGTGCCGGCTCGTCGTCAAGGCCCCGTCCGAGCGGCTCCGGCCAGTGGGCATGCGGTTCTCTGGTGGTGACGCAACGGGCGACACGGAGACGTGGGAGACGCTTTGGCAGGGAAACCGGCTCGACGCCGAGTGCCGCATGGTGCACGACTCGGCCCTGATCGCCCGCCGGGGCTTCGCTCTCGTCTGGCCCCGAGGCGAAGGCCAAACGCCGTCGATCACCCCCGAGCACCCGTCCCAGGTGATCGTCGAGTTCGCCCCCGGCGACCGTCGCACCAGGCTCGCAGGCCTCAAAACCTTCGATGACGTCCAGTCGATGCAGCGGTTCGTGACCCTGTGGCTCCCCGGGGCCGTGTACCAGTGGACGGCCCCCCTCACGACAGTCACCGGGGTACCCCTCGCCTGGTCCGGATGGAACGACGAAGCCCTCAACATTACCGAGGCCGCAGACAACCCGCTCGGTGAGGTCCCGCTCATCGAGTTCGTCGCAGACCCCGCGCTCGTCGGCGAGCCGATGAGCGAGCTCGACGGCGGTGTGATCGACATTCAGGACCGGATCAACAAGACGATCCTCGACAGGCTCGTCACGTCGAACTTCTCGTCGTTCCCGCAGAAGTGGGCGACCGGCCTGGAGATCCCCACCGACCCGGAGACGAAGCAGCCGATCGAGCCGTTCAAGAACGCAGTCGACCGCGTGTTCTACAACGAGAACCCCGAAGGCAGCTTCGGGTCGTTCGAGGCATCCGACCTGGCGCCCTACATCAAGTCGGTCGAATCCGACATCCAGCACCTCGCCGCGATCACCCGGACCCCGCCGCACTACCTGCTCGGCCAGTCCGGAGCCTTCCCGTCAGGTGAATCCCTCAAGTCCACAGAGACCGGTCTGGTGGCCAAGGTGCTTGAGCGGCGCGACTCGTTCACCGAGTCATGGGAGGACGTGCTGCGGCTCGCCCTGAAGGCCGCCGGGGACCCCCGCTCTGACGACATGGCGATGTCGGTGCTGTGGAAGGACCCTGAGTCCCGCACGCAGGCCGAGGTCATGGATGCTGCCACGAAGATGCAGGCCGTCGGTGTCCCGTACCGGGAGATCCTCGCCTTCATCGGCTACTCGCCCACCGACATCTCACGCCTCGTCGAAGAGCGCAAGCAGGACGTAGCCGACGGCCTCGTGCCCGCGGCCCCTGCGGCGGCCGTACCGGCCGCCTGATTCCCGACTGCGGCCGCGACGGCCCGGTCACCACAGCAAGGAGGGCGCGATGCCCGACCCAGAGCCCACGCCGGATCCCACCCCGGAACCGACCCCACCCGTCGACCCGCCGGCACCCGACCCGGCCCCTGATCCGGCCCTCGGCCCCGCAGGTGAGGCCGCCCTCAAGGCAGAGCGCAAGCGGGCCGCTGACGCTGAGAAAGCCGCCAAGGCGCTCCAGAAGAAGCTCGACGACATCGAGGCATCGAACCTCTCCGAGCAGGAGCGAGCCGTAGCCGCCGCCCGCAACGAGGGCGCATCCGAAGCCACCACCAAGGCCAACGAGCGGATCATCAAGACCGAGATCCGTGCCGCCGCCGCCGGGAAGCTCCAAGACCCGGCGGATGCCCTGGCCCACATCGACCCAACCCAGTTCGCCGTCGGAGACGACGGAGAGGTGGATACCGCAGCGATCACGTCGGCGATCGACGAGCTGCTGACCACCAAGCCATACCTCGGAACGGGCGCGACGCCTGCCCCCGCGGTTCCAGGAGTCCCCAAGGGCGCGAGGCCCAGCGGTGACGCAGCACCGCAGCTCACCGCCGCGGACCTCAAGACCATGACCCCCGAGCAGATCGTCGAAGCCAAGGCCAAGGGCCAGTTCGACACCATCCTCGGGTCCACCTGAACCAAACCCGAAGGAGCCCACCGTGGCCATCACCAACTTTCAGCCCGAAATCTGGGCAGCGCAGCTGCTCGTGTCCCTCAAGAAGACCCTCATCGCCGCCGGACCCGGCGTCGTCAACCGGAACTACGAAGGCCAGATCGCCAACTCCGGCGACACCGTGCGGATCACGTCGATCAGCCGGCCCACGGTCGCGTCCTACACCAAGGACTCCACGACCATCACCCCGGAGACGCTGACCGATGCCAACCGGTCCCTGCTCATCGACCAGGCGAAGTACTTCGCGTTCGAGGTCGACGACATCGACCTGCGCCAGACTGCCAACGGCGGAGCCCTCATGGACGAGGCCGCCACCGAAGCCGCCTACGCCCTCGCCGACGTCGCGGACCAGTACGTCCTCGGCCTCTACTCCGGGGTCGATTCGGCCAACGCCATCGGCACCACCTCGATCACCACGGCTGCGCTCGCCGTGTCGAACCTGATCGCCCTCAAGGTGAAGCTCGACAACGCCAACGTCCCCACCCAGGGCCGCTACGTCATCGTGCCGCCGTGGTACCACGGCCTGCTGCTCGGCTCGGACCTGTTCGTCCGTGTCGACGCCTCTGGCAACGACACGGCCCTGCGCAACGGCATCGTCGGCCGTGCGTTCGGGTTCGACGTGCTCGTGTCGAACAACTGCATCAACGTGACCAGTGACGACTACATCGTCCAGGCCGGCTACCCCGGTGCGATCTCGTTCGCCGAGCAGATCGCCAAGGTCGAGGCCTACCGCCCCGAGTCGGCGTTCTCCGACGCCCTCAAGGGCCTGCACCTCTACGGCGCCAAGCTCGTGCGCCCGACCGGCATCGCCACCCTGACGGCGTCCATCACCTGACCCTGAGCCGCCCGCCCCTCCACGGGCGGGCGGCTCTTGCGTTCCCCCAACCCATCTCGTGAAAGGGGGCCACCAATGGCCCGTACCGCACTCACCCCCGTCACCCTGACGGCGAACGCCTTCACCGCCGACCCCGCCGGCACGGCGCTCGACGCCACCAACTCGCACGTCGTCACCCCGGTGTCGGCGCTCGACGAGTACGTCATCCGCGTCTCGCACACCACCAGCTCCTCGAAGACCCTCACGGTCCTCGCCGGAGACAACCCGCCCGCCGACGCCACCGGTCAGGGCAACCTCGCCACGGCGTTCGCCGATGGCTCCGGCACTCCCGTGGTCAAGTGGATCGGCCCGCTCACCTCGGCCCGGTTCATCCAGAACGACGGCACGCTCAACATCGATGTCCAGGCCTCGATGACCGGCACGATCGCCGTCTTCAAGATCCCCCGGAACGCCTGATGGCGCTCTACCGGGGCGCAGGCGGCGTCGAGTGGGAGATCGACCCACCCAGGGAAGGAACCCAGGCACGCGAGCACTTCGACGCCCAGGTCAAGAACGGCGAGTTGGTGCTCGTAGACGCGCCCGAGCCGGACGCGCCCGAGCCGGACGCGCCCGAGCCGGACGCGCCCGAGCCGGACGCGCCCGAGCCGGAGAAGTCCAAGCGCGCCACGAAGAAGGCCGCACCCGCGGTCGAGGCCTGACGTGACGGCCCTCGCCACTCTCGACGATGTAGCAGCAGTGTCGAGGGCCGTCCCCGAAGCCGACGAAACCCGCGTCAACCGTCTCCTCGAGATGGTGTCCGCCAACGTCCGGCGCTACACCGGCCTGACCTTTGATGTGGTCGCGGGCGACGAGGTGACCGTGACGCCCCACGACGGGGAACTGCGGCTCCCACAGTGGCCGGTCACCGCCGCCACCGCCAGCATCAACGGGGTTGCTGTCGATGTCGAGATCGGCACCTCAGGCCTGATCTACCGGCTCGTCAACGGCTGGCGGCGCCCGTGGTCACATTGCGCGGTCGATGTGGTCTACACGCACGGATGGGATGCGGTCCCTGACGACATCGCGATGGTCGTCGCCGAAGTCGCCGCCGCACGCTGGAACGCCGCCGACGTCAACCCCACCCAGATCACAGGGTCCCGCTCACAGGACGTGGCCGGCTACTCCGAGTCCCAATCGTTCCGGCTCCCCGCTGAAGCGTCCGAGGCATGGTCGGCGGTCCACCTCGAAACACTCGACTCCTACCGGCCGCCCAAGGCTGGATCGATCAGGGTCACGTGAACCGCGACCGGAACCGTGCGCAGGTCATGCGCCGGCTGATCGAGATCGGCAACTACGCGCTGACCGACGTCGAGCTCTACGAAGGCCGGACCGAATCCGTCCCGACGCTGCTCACATGGAGCGGGGAGGCCGAGGTGGCCACCGCGCTCTTCCTCGGCGTCTCCAACGGCACATCGAACGCCGCATCCCTCGGCCTGTCGCCGCTGACCGAGGACCGGTGGTCGCTCGAGTGCCAGATCGACATCACCGGCTGCCCCGATGCAGAGAGCGCCATCCTCGCCGCTGAAGCCGCCCTCAACCGGTTCGACGTGGTCCTCCGTCGGCTCAACCAGCTGGTCGACCCGCTCGACGAGATCCCCACGGCGAACCCGCCCGTCTCGGCATCCGAGCCAGCCCCCTGGCAGGTGCAGTCAGCGGTGGTCGGTGAGGCGACCGGTCCGTATCACACCTACCCGCGCCCCGCAGGCAGCAAGCAGCCCACTGGTGTCTACGACTTCACCATCGACTTCGTGACCTCGCTCAAGTGACCAAGGAGGCCCCCGTGGCCGAACGCATCTACGAAGGCTTCGCCCAGCGTGGCCGCCAGACCCTCCCGACCCGCACCGTCGCTTTCGAGCGCGGTGTCCCGGTCGAAGTCGACGCCGACGAGGCCACCGTGCTCGACGCGGCCGGCGACTGGTCGGCACCCAAGCCCACCAAGCCCCCCGAACCCCCCAAGCCCAAGGGCTCCGCGCCCGAACAACAGGAGTCCTGAACCATGGCGAACAGCTCTGTCATCGTCGCTGCCCAATCTGCATGGGATACCCCCGCCACCACTGGGTGGCGCGAGATCGAGGTCTCGTCGGACGGGCACAAGACCCGTGCCAAGCCGATGGACTACAAGGGCATCCGGTCCGCGACCGGTGCCAAGACGGCCCGGAACTGGCGGCAGGTCATCGAAGGCGGTGACGGCACGATCGAGGTCCCCGGATTCTCGAACGGCCTCGGCATCCTGCTCGCTCCGTTCTTCGACACCGCCGTGTCTGCGCTGCACTCCGGTGGGACCCTCGCCCACGACCAGACGTTCACCTGGGGACCCGAAGGGCCCCCGGCGAACAAGAACATCACCACGGTCGTGCGGCGCGAGCAGCGGACCGCCGGCACCCTCGACGACTACAAGTACCCGGGCGGACGCGGTGTCCAGCTGGACGTCACCCAGGACGTGGACGCCAACCTGCTGTTCAAACTGGTGTACGACTACCGCAAGCCGATCCGGGCGAACCTGTCGTCCCCGTCGATCACGCAGGTCGAAGCCGACCTGATCTACAACTGGGCTGACGCCACCATCGAACTGGACGGCTCGGCGGAGTGCGTCGACTCGTTCAACCTGTCGCTTCCGACCGGGATCGACGTCGGGGACAAGTGCATCAAGCAGGGCGACAACCGGCACACGCCGATGCGCAAGGGCACCCCGGAACCGACCGGCACCCTGAAGTGGAAGTACGACGACCCCGGATACTACGACGCGTTCATCTCCGGTGAGCTGATGCCGCTCACCGCGACGTGGGTCGGGCCGGTGGCGATCGAGTCGTCCACGTACCCGTCGCTGACGATCTCGCTCGGTGCCATCCGGTTCACGGGCGAGGACCCGGAGATTTCGGTGGACGAGGCGACGATGCAGAACCTTCCGTTCGAGATCCTCGACAACGAAAAGGACCCGGTCGTCCAGTTCGTGTTCGTCACCTCCGACGCTGCCCTCTGACCTCATGCCCGACGAGGGGCTGGTGTCGGCGGAGATCGTCAACGGACGCCGGATCGCCGCCGGCCTCAAGGCCGCCCCGCGGGAGATGAAGAAGGAACTGCGGCAGGCGCACAAGAAGACGGCGAAGGAGGCGGAGCGGTGGATTCGCGACGCCGCCAAAGCCGGGACGCCGCAGCAGCGGCACATGGCGAACGCCATCAAGGGCAA